ACACAGAAAATGCATTAGATGAGAAATGGCTACACGCACTGAATGTAGATACTACACCAGAAAAACTATTAAAACTTAACATGAGTATGATTGATGATGTTGCTAAAACAATTAGTGACTTTATGAAAGATTACAAGGCAGAATATGCCGATGCAGAAGATGAAGACAGACCTAAAGTATTGTTTGTAGTTGACTCGTTAGGTATGTTATTAACACCCACTGATGTTGACCAGTTTAACAAAGGTGATATGAAAGGTGACATGGGTCGTAAGCCTAAAGCACTAACTTCATTGGTTCGTAACACAGTTAATATGTTTGGACAGTACAATGTAGGACTACTAGCAACTAACCATACATATGCATCACAAGACATGTTCGATCCAGATGATAAGATCTCAGGCGGACAAGGCTTTATCTATGCAAGTAGTATTGTTATTGCAATGCGTAAACTTAAACTTAAAGTTGATGCAGACGGTAACAAAACATCACAAGTATTTGGTATTAGAGCGGCGTGTAAAGTAATGAAATCTCGTTACGCTAAACCATTTGAAAGTGTGCAAGTTGAAATCCCATATGAAACAGGTATGAGCCCATACAGTGGCTTAACTGACTTCTTTGAAGCAAAAGGTTTGTTAAAGAAAAGTGGAAACAGTTTAGAATACACTAGCACCGTAACAGGTGAAGTAATTAAAATGTTCCGTAAACCTTGGAATGCAAACAAGGACGGCGCATTAGATATCGTCATGTCAGAATATGACAATGATGTAGCTGATGCAGAAGAAGAAATTATGGATAACATTGAAGAAACTACAACGGAGGTGGTAAATGAATCTTGATGAAGGAGATTTTGAGTTTATTTTTAACTTATATGACGAAGCACAAAACTTTATATCTGATAAAGATAAACCAGACTTTGCTCGAAGAACAATATACCAGCTTCTCGACTTTGGGTTTGAACTAAAACCAGCGTATAAAGAAATATCTGATCATTGCGAATACTTAGGTGAGGCACTCGATGAACACTTAGAGCAAGAAGAAGAAGATGAAGATGTTTTTGATGAATACAATGAAGATGACGAGGAGTTAGAATACTAATGAGTGTATGGTATCGTAAAGTTACAGCAAATTTAGGAGAGATAGTTCCGGCTATCTCTCACTATGAAAAGCAAATTGATGAAGCACGATTTGAGTGCAGTATGAAAGGTGTGTTAGAAAAGCAAAGTAGAGACATGCCAGGTATTGTAGAACATAGATTTAATCAATTACAGGAAGTAGAAGCAATACTTGAGTTTCTACATACCGAAATGCGTACATTACGATCCAAAACATTTCGTAAGTTTTTAGAAAACTACAATAAAGCACTTAGCTCGCGTGATGCAGACAAGTTTGTTGACGGCGAGCAAGATGTAGTAGATTTACAATATCTTATCAACGACTTTAGTTTGGTAAGAAACAAATACATAGGCATTATTAAGGCATTAGAAGCCAAGCAATTCCAGATCAATAATGTAGTTAAACTACGTGCCGCAGGATTAGAAGATATTTCACTATAAAAAGGTTGACAAGTAAGACTTCTTGCCGTATACTATACTTATAAATAGAAAATGTTCGATAAACACTTAATTTTACCACTGGAGACACAAATGAATAAAACACCATGGCCAACTATCACAGTTATTGATGTAATGTGTGCCGCAGTCTTGGTTTATAAAGATCAAGGATTTGTCCGTAGTGGGCAAGGTTACACAGATACTGATACACAAAGCGGTGAACCTGTTGAAATACGAGACAATAAGTCTTGTATTGTTGATATTCTAGAAGATCCAAAAATGTCGTTCACTGAAGAAGAAATTACAAATGCTAATAATCTTATTGATACTATTAATGGTAAGTTAATGATTAAAAAGATGACTAATAACCTCAATAATTTTGAGCAAAACGTTGCTAAAGCTCTATCAGAGCCAAATGTTAATAAGTTTGCAGTAAGTATTATTGCTAGTTTACCACATAGTGTAGTAATTGACAAAAAGCGTGAAGCAGTTGAAGATAAAATGTCTGCACTAAAGCATAGTAGTATGTATTTTGGTAATCGTGGCAAACGATACGATATTAATGTAAAAGTACTAGATGTTAAGTTTATTCAAACTAGTGATGTTTATATGATTACTACAGTTTATGCTGAAAAGGATATTATTAAGTTTTGGTGGCGAGATCAACCGGATATTAGTGATATTATTTCGGATAAAACCATTAAAATTCGTGGTACAGTTAACAAACATGAGCTATCAAAGTACTCAAATGCCAAAGAAACCCTTGTAAATAGGGTAAAAATCCTACAAGTATAGCGGTTTATTTAAAAGGTTGACAGAATTCCCTTCCTAGTATATATTATACTTAACAATAACATTAAGTTATTATAATTAATAATAAAAAGGAGTTAAAATGCCAAAAACTAAAAAAACAAAAGCAGTGGGTACTAAATTTTTCAAAGAAGGTACTCAAAACCAAAGAATCCTAGCTAAATTCTGGGGTACAGGTAAATCTTTTACTATGGATGATCTAAGAGACAAATTAGACATCGCATCTCCGGGTGCAAGACTTTCTGAATTAAGAGATGAAGGTTTTAATGTAAGAGCAACAGCAGTTGAAAGTGGTGATGTTGGTAGAGCAACTAACGAATACACTATTTCTAAAAAAAGAGTATTAGTATAATACCTACTAAACTAGATTATTGGGCCCTTTTTCACATTGGGCCCAATTCTATGAATAAAAGATCAAATAAAAGGTTGACAAGTAAGATGTCTTACTGTATACTGTAAGTATAGTTAATAAAAAACAGGAGTTTAATAAATGGCACAAATGCAACTAAGAAAGTCTCGCAAGAATCGTAAAGGTGAGACAATTGTAGAAGTTCTTCCTAATAATGTGAAGGACAATCCAAACGAAACAGATAACCAGATTATCGAGCGTATGCGTGAGCGTTTTAGCATACTAGATGATATGACACAAGCCTCAATTGATGGTGTTGTGCGTGGTATGGTTGTAACAGGCCCTCCAGGAGTTGGTAAATCATTTGGTGTTGAACAAGTATTAGAAAAGAATAGTTTGTTTGATACACTAGCAGGTAACAAATTACGTTTTGAAGTTATCAAAGGTGCCTCAAGTGCAATTGGTTTGTACAAAGTACTTTACAATAACGCAGATAAGAATAGTGTTCTTGTGTTAGACGATTGTGATACAGTATTGTATGACGAGACAAGTCTTAACTTGCTTAAAGCAGCACTTGACTCTTGTAAAAAGCGTAAATTAAGTTGGAATACAGATAGTGCATTACTAAGACGAGAAGGTATTCCAGATACTTTTGAATTCCAAGGTAGTGTTATTTTTATTACTAACCTTAAGTTTGATAATGTGCGTGGTAAGATTAAAGATCACTTAGCAGCCATTATGTCAAGGTGTCATTACTTAGATCTTACAATGGATACAACTAGGGAGAAAGTTCTTAGATGTAAGCAGATTGTTGCAGATGGTATGCTTAATGAATATCAGTTTACTTCAGAAGAAGAAAATGATGTTATGGAATTTATGATCGATAACAAAGAAAAGATGCGTGAGATTAGTTTGCGTATGGTTACTAAACTTGCAGATCTTAAAAAGAGTTTTGGTGATGAAAAGTGGAAACGAACTGCTGAAGTCACTTGTATGCGTAGAGTATAAAAATAAAATTTAGAAAAAGCCCTTCGGGGCTTTTTTTATGACATAAATACAGGATGGAATTCGTAATCAAAGCAATCATAGGCGGGCTAGTTATCGCAGGTGTAGTAACAGCAGCCGAGCGTGGTAATCCAACCATGGGTGCGTTAATACTAGGAATACCATTGGGTAGTGTAATAAGTGTTATCTTTATGCATCTTAGTGGAGTACAACCAGAAGTGTTTGCCCAACTGGCAAAAGAAACAGTTTACTTTGTAGTTGTAAGTTTAGTTTTCTTTCCTATATTTGCATACATGGTATTACAAAATGGTTTTTGGATATCATTAATTGCATCAATTTCATTTACACTGTTTTGTCTTTATTTACTTTTAAAATATCTAACATAATCAAGCGTTCGAGCTTGACTTATCCCATACAATAGTGTATTATACTAATATGAAATGTAAAATTATTCTCAAAGACGAAGTTAACTGTAAGATAGAAGGTCTTGATGTTAGCACTCGTAGAAAATGTGAAAAAGAATTAAAGTTCTTTTTACCATATGCATTCCATGTGCCAGCATACAAGTTAGGCAGATGGGACGGATGTCAAAGTTATTTTTCAGTAGGTGGTGTTACATATACTAATCTGCTAGACAAAGTATTACCTATAATAGTTGAACAAGGCTATGAAATTGATATTGATGATCTAAGAAATATACACAACTTTGATTTTCCAATCGTAGACGAAACAACATTTCAAAATAGACTTTGGCCAGAAAAACATCAAATGGCAGGAGAGCCTATTACACTTCGTGACTATCAGATTGAAATTGTAAACAAGTTTTTAAATACACCGCATTGTTTACAAGAAATTGCCACTGGTGCAGGTAAAACATTAATTACTGCAGCACTTAGTGAGCGTGTAGAACAGTATGGAAGGTCAATAGTTATCGTGCCAAACAAAGACTTGGTAAGACAAACTGCTGATGATTATGCTAACTTAGGACTGGATGTTGGAGTTTACTTCGGCGACAAAAAACAAATAGGACATACCCATACTATATGTACATGGCAAAGTTTGAATAGTATTAGAAAGCGTTTCCGTGATGGACTTGATGAACTTAGTTTACACGAATTTACTGAAAATGTAACTTGTGTTATTGTAGACGAAGTACACCAAGCTAAAGCAGATGTGTTAAAAGATTTGTTAACAAAAGAATTTGCTCACATTCCATTGCGTTGGGGTCTAACAGGAACTATTCCTAAAGCAGATCATGAGAAGGTTAGTTTACAAGCGTGTTTAGGCGAAGTAACTAACAAACTTAGTGCAAGTGAACTACAAGACATGGATGTACTTAGTCAGTGTCATGTTAATGTTGTACAAATGAAAGAATTCGTAGAATATAATAATTACCAAAGCGAGCTAACATATCTTACTACAGATAAAGCTCGAATGGAATATGTGAGTGGATTAATTGAAAAGGTTTCTAAATCAGGAAATACACTTGTGTTAGTAGATAGAATCAAAGCCGGTGGATTGATTTGTGATAATCTTCCACAAGCAAACTTTGTTAGTGGCGCAATGAAGTCAACAGATCGTAAAGATCATTATGATGATATCAATGAAGGAACTAATCAAATTGTAGTAGCAACATATGGTGTTGCGGCAGTAGGAATCAATATACCACGTATCTTTAATTTGGTACTCATAGAACCGGGTAAAAGTTTTGTTAGAGTAATTCAAAGTATAGGTCGTGGAATTCGTAAAGCTGAAGATAAGGATAATGTTCAAATATGGGATATTACCAGTTCAGCAAAATTTAGCAAAAAACACTTAACAGAGCGTAAGAAGTTTTATAAAGAAGCAAACTATCCATTTACTATTGATAAAGTAGATTGGCAATAAGGAATAAGTATGAAAATATTAACAGTTGAAAACGAAACGTATGAACTAGATGACATACCAGATACTATAGAAGATTTACGATACAGCATTTTAGATTACAGTAACCCAGGGAACATTGATTATTATTTTATTCCATTAGTGTTCTTAGAAAGTTTTTATGCACCAGCGGCAGTTATTCAAATAGGAAAATACTCTATTACTATGCCATTGGACTGGAGTGTAGTAATTTGCGACCCAGAATGTGGTAATCCAGAAGTAGTAAGTTTAATGAGTTTAAATGATAGAGGATTTAGTGTATTTGCATTTAACCCATTAACAGGATTTACACCAAAATATTTAGAAATAAGCATTACAAACATTTATACAGATGTAAAATGGTATGCACCTAAACTAAAGTTTGGACATTTGTTAAATGTGCCATTAAGTGATGAACCAAATTCGCCCTGTGTATTATTTGTTAAAGAAGCAAACAAATTGCCAGAAGTACTTGACATTAGTGAGCTTTGGTAGTACAATGAAGACTAGAATACATGTTAATCAACACGTTATAAAACGTAATAGTAAAACAGGTGAAAGAGAACCTGTGTTAACATGTAAAACATCTAAGAATAATAACTACGCACACGAAGTTGTTATTAAAGGTGATTCAAAAGTAGTATATAGTCCAGACAAGCCATTATCATGTGGTGCAAAAGTTTGGATAGAAACTGAAGGAGAAGTAATCATTGTCAAATAAATTAAATATCAAAGAAGAAATGAGATCTATTGATACTAAAGATAGAGGCTGGTATGATAGTTTAACAGAAGAAGAAAAGAAAAAAGTTGGTATATGGTTGCTGATGCGTTATACTAGTAGTTGCGGTGATAAGATGTTCAGCGAGCATTACTTAGAATGGACCAACGAAGTAGTTAATGTACACTTTAATAAATTACGCAAGCATCCACAATTGCAGTATCAACTGATGCAATTAGTAGGACTAGGCAAAAGCACATTTCATCCTTGGATAGCACCCGGCAAGGCAATGAAGAAAAGTAAAGTACAAAAGTGGGTTGTAGAGAATTACAGTCATTTAAATGATGACGAAGTAGAAATTTTTATCAGTACTAAAACAAAAGAAGATTTTGTTGAGTTGTTTGAAGAACACGGTATGGATAAAAAACAAATCAAAGAGTTGTTGAAAAAATAATATGTACAAATGTCAATACTGTGGTAAATCTTTTAAGAAAGAAAACACATTAGCAGTACATCTGTGCGAACAAAAAAGAAGGTTTATGCAAAAAGACGAGAAGCATGTGCAACTTGGATTTAGAGCATATCAATTATTTTATAAGATAGGAACAAATTCAAAAAATGATAAAACTTACGAAGATTTTGCAAAAAGCCAATATTATATTAGTTTTTGCAAGTTTGGTTATTACTGTCGCGACATTGGGATCGATGATGTACCGGGTTATACCACTTGGTTAATAAAGAACAGTGTGCGACTTGATATATGGGGCAAGGATAAGCAATTTACAAGATGGATGAAAGAGCGTTTAAAAACTGAATCAGTTGATAGAGGTGTAGAACGCACAATTATATTTTTACAAATGTGGGCTGAAGAAAACAATACAACATACAATAGATACTTTAATGACATTGCACCAAGTTTAGCAGTGTTTCATATTTGTAGTGGAAAAATATCACCGTGGGTATTATTTAACAGCACAGAAGCACAAGGACTTATTGACAGGTTCAACGGCGAACAATTAAAAATGATAACAGACTATTTAGAAATAGATTACTGGCAACGTACTATGAGCGTTAACCCACAAGATACTAGGTGGGTAGAAGGAATATTGGAGCAAGCAGGAATATGATAGTAAACACAGATATTGATATTGACATTGCTGATAGAGATCAGTTGTTAAAAATAATTAAAGGCATACCAGCAATGATTGCCAGAGATAATAATAAACAAGTAAAGCATAATACGGGTGTATACTTTCACGATATTCCAAGTAATCCATTTAGTGGACTTAGTACAATAGATCACAAAGAAGCAGAAAAAATGGGCTACTTTAAAATTGATGTGCTGAATGTTAGTTTGTATAAAAATATTAAAACTAAAAAGCAATTAGTAGAATTACTTGACAAAGAACCTATGTGGGAATTGTTAGAACACAAAGAAGTAGTTGAACAATGTTTTCATATTCATAAACATCATAATATTGTAAGTCAAATGAAACCAACAAGTGTATCTCAACTTGCGGCCGTGCTAGCAGTAATACGCCCTGCTAAAAGACATTTAATAGGTAAGGATTGGGATACTATTAATAAAGATGTATGGGTAAGACCAACTAACGATGATTACTTCTTTAAAAAGGCTCACGCCCATGCTTATGCAATGGCGATAGTGTTGCAGTTAAATATGTTGGCTACTGGTTTTTCTTTACAAGATTAATACTTCTACGTTTGATACGTTTAGTGATACTATTGCTTAATCTAACTTCAGGACCTGCTACTATTTCTAATTGCTTAACATTAAAACTCATTATGCAATGAGCAAACTTCCATCTGTTAATTAACGCAATATTTATAGGTAGTTTTCTATTTGTTTCCCACCACCATTCTTCGCCTAGTTGTAAAAATTTAACTCTTTCTTTTGTATCGCTTAGTCGTTCGTAGATATATACACTGGCAACATGACTATCTATGTTTTGGACTATGCCAAGATACTCTTTGCCTGCATATTCAATAACGGTTAAGAACGGGTACTCGTCTAAAAGCTTCTGGTGTTTTGTTTGCATTACTTTTATTTATGCAGAAAAAATTTGGAAGATTTTGATAAATACTTTACAGGAGTCTAACACATGTCAAATTACGGATCAGCATATAATATCAATCAAGTAGGGGATCTCTACACATTAGAAGATCATGGATCAGCACCAGGACTAGGAAAATACGCTAGTGCTAAAGGTACGTCAGTAAACAGTCCATTAAACTACAGGTTTTTAAAATTATTTCGTGGATTTGATTCACAATTTTTCTTCTTTGTAAAAAATCAAGATAGAAAACCAATAATGCTACAAGGCGTTACAGTTAATGCATCTTTTATTGACAGGACAGATAGATCAACAGTTGTAAGTAAAAAAGCTGTAATAAGTGATTACGAAGCAGGTGGTATTAAAGTTATATTAACAGTAGGCGAAAGTGCATTATTTTCACAAGGCTTATATGATTTAGTGTTTAGTTACACTAACGACAAAGGATTAGTATTACCTCTATTTTGCGATTTAAATATGCGTCCTAACTTTACAGTAGAATGTTCAGAAGAAGGCGATGCATTACCTCTAAACACACAAATAAATGATTCATTTACTTCTAAAGTAATTGGTGCCGATACATACTATTTCAGCAGTGCTATAAAGGCAACTGGTTATTATAATAAGCCAAATGGACTAATTACAATTGCAGTATATGGAACAGGCTATACTGGAAACTTTACAGTACAAGGTGCTTTAAGTGAAAATCCTACTGAATCAGATTGGTTTGATATCACATTAGGTTCTTATACGCAAACATACTATCCATACAATGGACATAACTCAATTGATCCATGGACATTTCGTACAAATGTACAATATATCAGAACAAAACACACTCAACCGGCAGGAACACTTGACAAAGTAGTAGTTAGAGTGTAATATATACACATGACTTTGATGAATAATTACGTTAGAACTCTGGTTCCTAGTAACTGGCGATCTAGTCCAAGTGGATGGACTAGTGGCAACTGTCCTATGTGCATAAGAAATGGGCAAGCACGACCAGACACTAAAGGACGTGGTGGATTTCACTTCAGTGAAGATTCATTTCAGTATAATTGTTTTAATTGTAACTTTAAAACAGGTTGGAGTCCACAGGGTAAGATAACAGTAAGACTAAAACAACTGTTAACAACTTTGGGTGCAGATGAGGCAGATATACAACGTATACAACTTGAGCTATTACGAGAACAAGATGTAGCAACACTATTAATAAAAACTGAGAAGCGTAAAAACCTAGTTATTGATTGGGACTTAAAAGAGCTACCAGAAGATGCTAAACCTTTTATGGAATTTACAGAACCAAATGAAGATTGGACAAATGCAGTAATGTACTTAACTGATCGTGGATTTGATATTACAGATGATAGGTTTATGTGGAGTCCAAGCAAACAACATGGCAGAGTAAGTAAAAGATTTATATTGCCATTTACATACAAAGGTAAAGTAGTAGGCTATACTGCAAGATGGGCAGGTAATAATATTCCTGAAGGAATGCCAAAGTATTATAATCAACAGCCTAAAAAAGATTTTGTATATGGTTTAGATAGGCAAACAGCAGATAAAGAAATTGTTATTGTAACTGAAGGACAACTAGATGCTATTGTTACAGATGGTTGTGCAATTGGTAGTAATAACATAAATGACGAACAAGCAGATATATTGCACAGTTTACAAAAGCAAATTGTAATATTACCAGACGCAGATGAGGCAGGTAAACTAATGTGCAAGGCAGCTATTAAGCATGGTTGGAGTGTAGCATTTCCTGAATGGAAAGATTGCAAAGATGCCTCAGATAGCTTGACAAAACACGGAAGATTGTATACAATAAGTAGTATACTTAATAGTGTTGAAAGTAACAAAACAAAAATTGAATTAATGATGAGAAAGTATTGCAAATGAATGAACAAGTAAAAGAATATAACATAGACTTACAAAGATTGTTTGTAGAATTTTTAGCACAAGACAAGGATTTGTTTTCTCGAGTTAATGGAATTATTGATCCATTATACTTTGACAGAGAACTAAGAAAAGGTGTAGAGTTTATACAAGAACATGCTATGAACTATAGTGCGTTACCTACGCTAGAACAAATTAAAGCAACAACAAATGTAGAGTTGCAAGAATTAAAAGATGTAGATGACAGACATCAAAAATGGTTTATTGACGAGTTTGAAACTTTTTGTAAACACAAAGCACTTGAGTCAGCAATACTTGAGAGTGCAGATTTACTTGAAAAAGGCGAATATGGACCAGTAGAAAGAAAAATTAAAGAAGCAGTAGGCATTGGGCTTGCAAAACACATGGGTACTGATTATTGGGAATCACCAGCAGAACGCATTGAGCGTGTAAGAAATGCTCGTGGTGGAACAAGTACAGGTTGGAGAGACATAGATCAAAAACTATATGGCGGATTTAACAGAGGCGAATTAAATATATTTGCAGCAGCATCAGGTGGTGGTAAAAGTTTGTTCTTACAGAATTTAGCACTAAACTGGAGTATTGCAGGATTAAATGTTGTTTACATAAGTTTAGAGCTTAGTGAAGAATTATCTAGTATGCGATTGGATAGTATGATTACAGGAATGAATACAAAAGAAGTATTTAAGAATGTAGATGATGTAGATTTAAAAGTGCGTATGCAAGGTAAAAAAGCAGGTAAACTACAAATTGTACAATTACCAAATGGTATTACAATTAATGCAATTACGAGTTACATGCGTGAATATGAAACTAAAAATGATTTAAAAATTGATGCAGTGCTAATTGATTACTTAGACTTAATGATGCCAGCACAAAGCAAAGTAAGTCCTAGTGATTTGTTTATTAAGGATAAATTTGTATCTGAAGAAATGCGTAATTTTGCAGTAGAACATGATATATTATTTGCAACTGCATCGCAGTTAAACAGGGCAGCAGTAGAAGAAGTAGAGTTTGATCACAGTCATATCTCAGGTGGTTTAAGTAAGATTCAGACAGCAGATAATGTTATTGGTATCTTTACAAGCCAAGCAATGCGTGAACGAGGCAGATATCAAGTACAATTTATGAAAACACGTAGTAGTAGTGGTGTTGGACAGAAAGTTGACTTAGCGTTTGACATAGGAGGTTTGCGTATTAAAGATTTAGATGACGATGAAGCAGGATCAACAATGAATCAACCTAGTGCTATATTTGATAAGATAAAATCACAAAACAAGGTAACACATCAAGAAAAGAATATTGCAGAGAATAGTGTAGTAGAAAATACTATACAAGGACATGATAAACTACGCAGTATGCTAAAACGTAGCAATAGTTAATAAAATAGATAAATACTATATAAGGTAACTATTACTGGAGACATAGACATGAAAAAACGTACTCGTAGCTTATTAGAGGAAATCAACTCTTTAGCACCAAAAAAAGACAAAACAGCTCTACTGGAAAGCAAAGGAAACAACGCGATCAGTAGCATTATTAATATTTTAGAGATGATTGATTCTAACTACGATGCCGATACTGCTCAGGATCTAACCAAGCGTATTATGTTAAGTATCAAAAATAGGGACCCAGAACGTTTTAACAGAGGTGTTAAAAAGATCAGGGGTCCAAAATGAAAGTAACAGATATTGTCGGATCACACAAACGTAAGCCTAGAAATCTAAGAAACATTAGATTAAAACACAAAGGTTTATATACTCCAACAGCACAGGACTTAAATGAAAATGCTCGTATTCAGCACTTAGAAGATCTCATTTTATGGGATGGTAGTGCTGGAGCAAAAAAAGCCATTGCAACATTACATCAAGTAGAACAACAACCTAATACTGTCACTGTTAAGTGGGACGGCTCACCAGCAGTTATATTTGGCCGTAATGAAAAAGGTGAATTCATATTAACAGATAAGAGTGGATTTACTGCCAAAGGGTATGATGGCAAAGTTACTAGTGCAGATGATTTAGAAGGCATGTTAAAGAATCGCCCAGGCTATGCTAAGAATCCACAAGATTATGGAGAGTTTGCAGGCAAGATGAAAGAGATTTGGCCTAAAGTAGAAGCAACAGTACCAGCAGATTTTAGAGGCTATGTACACGGAGATTTACTTTGGTTTACAAAACCAGAAGTAAAAGATAACAAGTTTATATTTAAACCTAACACTACAACATATCAAGTAAAACTAGACAGTGATGTAGGTAAAAAAATTGCAGACAGTGATGTAGGTGTTGTTGTACATATGGCAATTGGACTAGACGGCGAAAAAAGTAGTGTTGACATGTCAAGTTTCCAAGGCGGTCCAACATTTATTATGCCACCAGTTATGGTACAAAAATCACCAGGTGTAGATATTCCTGCAATAGACGAATTAGATGCATTTGTAGGAAAACATGCAGGTGCAATTGACAAATTATTTAATGTACCACCAGAATTAAAAATGGCAGACTTTGGTAAAATACTTTACACGTATATTAATGCATCAGTTAAAACAGGCGGCTTAGATAAACTAGGCGCAGACTTTATGAGATGGGTAGACGGTAGTAAACTATCAGCACCTAAAAAGCAAAGACTTGGTGAATATATAAATGCTAATCTAGAAGGCTTTAATGCAACCTTTAATTTTATTAGAGGAGCAATGAAAGTTAAGAATATGATTATTACTGCATTAGATTCACAAGATGCTGATGTAGAAGCATACACAGGCGGCCAAAGAGGCGGCGAAGGGTATGTAGTAGACAAAGATGTTAAACTAGTAAACAGAGCAGGCTTTACGGCGGCAAACATGGCAAGGAACAATTAGATGTTAAGTAAACAGTGCAAATTACACTTAAAAGAAGAAAATACTACAGCGTTTGCTCATATGAGTAGAGCATTAAAGGTCGCAGTAAAATTACAATTGGCTGTACCTGCACTTATTATACACAGTATTGCTCCTAGATTTTTTACCAATACTGCAAGTAATGTAATGAAAAATTGCCTCGGAGATTTTAAAAAATGAGTAAAGAAAAATATACACTAGAACAATATGCAGCCATGGAAGGCGGACATGAAATGCCAACTAATAACAACAATTTGTCATTTATCCAGTCATTAGGTGAAGCTCGTATGTTTAAAACAAGACAACAAATTAGTAAAGAAGGTGCCAGAGGATTAACAGATCATTTGTTTGTAGGACTATTAAGTCTTTATGCTATGTCAAATGATTACAAATACGCACCAGTGGCTAAACAGTATGCACGTAGAACAGGAATGTATGGTGGGTTTAATAAGCCTAGTCCTAGTGGAACTGATATTTACCAAACAATGTTTACATTAAATAAGCCTGGCGGGTTAGCTGACTCTGAAGCAGATAAGCTATTACTTGCTAAAGTACAATTTAGTGATACACAAATTAAGCAATTCTTAAAGAAAGTAGAAACTGGGCAAGCAAATCCTGGACAAGCAAAAGCATTCTTTTATAAACTTGAAAAGCAATTAGCAATACAAGATCCAAAATTAAGAGCGGCAAGAAGACTAATAGGAGATTGGACTAATTTAACTACGCAACAACAACAGTTAGCTTCTACACAATTAAACAAATACTATAGATTAAATGCTAGACGCAGTGATTTAACACCACTGTTTAAAAAGTTTTCAGATAGTAATAACTTAAATCTTGACAACAATGAAAAGAAAACAGTTGGTCAACGCATTATGCGTGGAGCGGCAGCATTTGCAGCAGGTTATACTGCTGGTAAAATGACTGGCATGGATCAGTAGTGGATGGGAACAAGCAGACCAGTAGAAGTTTTAACGGGCTCTACAGATTTTTATACAGTATATACACTAATAGATATAACAGATTCAGGTGTCTTAAGTCCTAAAGCAGATGCAAAAGGATTTTTTCAAGCTCAGAATTTAAACACTTTTATTCAAAGTATAAGTTTAAGATCACAACCTGTATTAAGCAGTGTTGTTAAATTAGATGCGAAGGATGTAGCTGATTATGAATTTGGTAGTAGTTTTACTGGATTACATGATATATGGGTATTAAAATTTGCCAGTGAAACAGCAGATGCTTGGATGAAAGATGGAAACGATATTTATATGTTGGAAGAGGACTTTAATACAATGCCAGTTCATGTAACATTAGACGAAACAGCATTAATTAACCCAGAAAGCATAGATACAAAGACAATAAGCAAAAACACATACTTTAAATATAGTGAATTTGTATAAATACATATAAGAAGTGCAAGGATGCATTTAATTAAAAATCAGCTCTATAAGACGCTGCTAAAGATTGTGAGAACAAAATATGGCAATGAACCAGTCAAGACTTGAGCGTGAAAATCTAGAGGCACATGTAGATTTATGTGCGGAGAGATATCGCGTGTTAGAAGAAAAATTAAACAGATTAGAGTCTAAAGTAGACTCATTAACAGATGCCATGGCTAAAGTATCAGAAAAGCAGACTGCAAGTACATTGTCTAGCAATAAATTAGTCATCGGAGCAGCAGCGACAGTTATTGCAGGATTGTTATCCACAGTAGTACTATTGTTGTTAAATTTACAAACAGTTACACCGTTAGTAGGCGGATAATATATGTTGCTAAACGAATCATATAATACAATCGTTTCTGAAGCAAAAGTAATATTCAGAAAAAGAGGCGATAAAGTAAGCAGAGCTTTTCGTTGTACAGTAGGACCTCGCAAAGGTAGACCAGTTGCAAATCCTAGTCAGTGTGCAGCTCCTATAAATCTCAAAAAGAGATTTGTACTTAGACGTACTAGAGCAGCCAAAGGTGCTAGAATGATGAAGAAAGCACAACGAACAAAAAGATTAAGTCCGGCAAGTCGTATTGTTGCAAGGCTAAATAAAGCAAGAGGGTAATAAAATGGATGTAATAAACAATAGTACAATTGATACAGTAATAGACTTTGCAAATGTTAAGTTCGGAATGGAACTTACAAAAGATCAAGTATCAGAGCAATTAAGAAATTTATCCTTTTCAGAAACATTAAAACTTATTAATTCAATAAAATCAGATGACAATGATGCATTTTCAAGCATTATAGACCTAAGTGCAGTAAGCGAAGGTTGGTCAGAATTACCTAGTATTAACAGAGAAAAATACCAAGAGCGTGATGGATTGGAAGGTCCTATTCAAACAAAGAGTGGTAAAACAGTATATTACGATCCAAAAGAAGGCAAGTATATTGATCCAGACAGTGACATTTATTTGTCATATGACGAATGGAAAATGTTAGATAGCGAAAACATGCATAAAATTGACATGGAAGAAGCAGTAGACAGACTAAAAAAATTATCTGGTGTAGACGAAGCATACGGAACTGCCACTTCGGCGCAACCAAGTAGAGCCACAATTAGAGCTCAAGGAACTTCGCCATCAGGAACAGAAAGACGCTATACTAATACAGCACAAGATCAAGCCAGAGATGCAAATGTAATACCCAGAACAGTAGCTGGTGCTCCTCCTAGAGGCAATGTAGCAACTGGACAAGGTGCAGTAAGAGGCGGTAATGTAGATCCAGATGATATTGAAAGAGCCAACAATTCAGAAGTTGCAGCTCAAAACCAACAACAAGTAAATATAAACGCACAAGAAATTGAACGCCTAAGACAATTGGCAATGGGGAAATAAATGAAAAGCATTGAAACCCCAGGCGGAATCCCAACATTTATGTCACTTCACGAAAGTGAAATGTACGAAAACTTATTAAAACGCACATGCAAAGACGATTTGTCAGAGCGTCAAGTTTACCTAATTCAAAGTCTAGTTAACAAAAATATTGTTAAAAAGATAGTAGAGAATAATAAAGTATATTATGAACGTATGAGAGGGAGCCTATAATGCCAACAGAAGAAGTAAAAGGAATGATGGATATCATTGCTAAATTAAACGAATCAGCTGCAGCAGAACCAACTGCCGCACAAAAAGTTAAAAACGAGAAAAATAAACCATCTCCTACCATATTAGGTAGTGTTAGTAAAGACGCAGAAGGTATGCTAAGTATTTTACAAAAATTAGACGAAGCAACTACACAGGTTACTAAAGAGATAGTAAAAGAATCACAAAATGACATTGAATTATCAGCAATAGATAAAAAAGGCGATACAGTTAGAGTAAACAATTACGAAATTACAATGGAAAAAACAACCATTGTACCAGGCATTAAGAAAACATTTTACAATATCAAAGAAGGCAATAAAGTTATTCACAGTGAATTAGCATTGTTTGAAACAGCAATGGGTATTGTAAAAGGGTTACTATTTGACAATGATAGCAAAGTAAATAGACTATTAGAGTTAGATAACAGATACGCAAGTTCGTTGCAAGAAGCAGCAACGTATAAAATGAAGTGCAAAACCATTGTAGAGAGCAGTAAACACGATATTGCAATGGCAAAACAAGGTGCAGCTGTTTATAAGATGAAAGAAATCAAAAAACAGATCAAAAGTGCCCTTTGAGCATAAATACAATATATAATAAAAACTCTAGTGGGGTAATAACATGGAATTAAAACAATTAAACGTAAAGAATCTAAACAAATTAGATTCGACACTTAAAGAAGTATTTGGTATGAGTTTTGACTTTTCAGCTGGCAACGCCAAGTTAGAAAAAGTTAAAGTAGTTACTGAAACAAAAATCAAAGCACTACGTGAAAGTGGTGTAGAAGTAAACGATAAGCAATATCAGAAGTTATTGCTAGTTCTGGAAGGTATAAACACAGCTATGGAAAACAATCCAATAATGGAAAATGAACTAGACCAAGCAGAAGTCCTTTTAGCAGCAAAAAATATGGCAGACGATCTACAGAAAATGGCTGAAAATTTAGCTAGTATGCAAGTAGAAGAGTTAATGAGTATTA